TATGAATGCAAGTTTGAAAATTTTAAGGAAGAATTTTTTGAAGATTATAAGTCTTTTATTGATGCTCTACCTCTATACTCAGATTCTGGCCAAATCAAGCTCAGAGACTATCAGCAGAGGGCGGTGGAGATGGCTCTTGATCATAAGCGTAGCCTACTGATATCCCCGACTGGTAGCGGCAAGTCTCTCATCATCTACACGATACTAAGATATCTTCTCAGTAAAAATAAGAAGATTCTTGTGCTTGTTCCCACTACTAGCCTGGTTCACCAGATGCGTTCAGACTTCATCGAATACTCTGGCAAAGACTGGAATGCAGACAAGAATATTCACATCATCTATGCTGGTAAGGATAAGGAAACAACAAAGCCCATAGCAATATCAACATGGCAGAGTGTTTATGATCTTCCAGAGAAATTTTTTGCCGAATACGATGCTGTTATTGGCGATGAATGTCATCTATTCAAGGCTAAATCCCTTGTTCGTCTGATGAACAAGCTCAGAAACTGTCATATTCGCATTGGAACTACAGGAACACTTGATAATATCCAGGTCCATAAACTAGTTCTTGAAGGACTATTTGGCCCACCAATTCGTGTAACCAGTACGAAGAATCTTATCGATAATAAAGTACTTTCTAATCTTGATATCAATTGCATTCAGCTGAAATATGCGAAAGAAGAATGCGATAGCATGAAGCGCAAGACATATCAAGAAGAAATAGATTACATCATATCACATGAGAGAAGAAATAAAGTTGCAGAAAAACTTTGCGCTTCTCTCAAAGGAAATACTTTAGTTCTATTCTCTCAAGTTCAAAAGCACGGTCTTCCTTTCTTCGAATCAATACAAAAGACTTGCACAGATAAGAAGAGCTATTTTATTTCTGGAATGACTGATGCTGAAGATAGAGAAGACATTCGTAAAATTGTGGATAAGTCAGAAAATTCTATTCTCGTTGCATCTTATGGAACTTGCAGCACAGGCATAAATATCAAGAACATTCACAACATTGTATTTCTTCATCCGTCAAAGTCTGTTGTGCGTGTTCTTCAGTCTATTGGTCGTGGTTTAAGAATGTCAGAAACAAAAGATCGTGTAATGATTTTTGATTTGGTTGATGATTTGAGACACAAAAAATATCAAAATCATGCATTTAAGCATTTTCTTGAGCGAATAAAAATTTATGATAGCGAACAATTTTCTCATAAATTGGTTACAATAGATCTTTGAAAGGATAAATAGTCATATGGAAACTACTTGCAGATTATTAAAGCTGAGAAGTGGGGAAGAAGTTCTGTGTCTGCTTGCTGGAGAAAATGAATCCATGATTCATGTTCTTCGTCCGATGGTAATCAAATCGCATATGACATATGATAGTTTTGGTATTACCAGAGAAATAACAGTGCTTCGTAATTGGCTTGAATTCACTGAAGCAGAAGAAGTTGATATTCCAAAAGATCACATTGCTACTATTTTAAAACCAACTAACAGCACTATTGATCTATACCAGAATAGCATTCGTAAAGAAGAAAAAGCAAAAAAAGCTTTAGATGATGCACATAAAAAGTTAGATGAAATTTTAGAAAACGAAGATACATTCAATCAAATGTTAAAAGATTTGATGGGATCTGATTCTTTAGACGATAAAGAAAAATCAAAAGATAATCCTAAACATCCAACTATGCCATTTCCTTTTGGTACTAATCAGCATAGTGTTGGAATGTATTTTTCAATTCCACCCAATCTTTTTGAAGACCTTTTAGAAAATGGTCTTTTGGATTTTGATGTTTTTATGGGTCCAATGGATGAAGATGGAGATGAAATTGATGAGGCTCTTATTCCAGAGATGGAAATAATGACTGATAAAGAAAAAGATAAACTGAAGAAAAAGGGAATAAATTTGGAAGATTTCCCTGATGATCCTCGTAAGTATATCGATGATATATCTGAGGATACTAAAGAGTAACTAATTAGTTACAAATTCCCTTGTTGATCGCCTACACAGCGAAGTGTATCCATAAACCACAATTTTGTCAATTGATTTTTTCTGGAATTATGATATTATTTAATAATGAGAAAAAAGAAAAAAATAAAAGAATCGGATGACATAATAGAGCCAGATTTAGTACCCATAGTTGAGGAAGAAGAAAAGTCCCATTATGTGGATAATAAAGAATTTTTGGCTGAGATGATAAAATGGAAAAAAAAATATAACGCGGCAGAGGATTCTGGGCGTAAAAAACCCCCGGTTTCAAATTACATAGCAGAAGCGTTTTTAAAAATTGCTGAACATCTTTCTTATAGACCGAATTTTATGAATTACCCTTACAGGGAAGAAATGGTAGGGGATGGAGTAGAAAATTGTTTGATGTATGTTCATAATTTTGATCCAGAAAAATCAAAAAATCCCTTTTCTTATTTTACCCAAATCATATACTTTGCCTTTCTAAGACGCATAGAAAAGGAAAAGAAGCAGTCTTATATCAAGTATAAGATAATGGAAGACAATGCCGATGAAAAATTTCATCGATGGTTCAAAGAAAATTACTTCGCAAAAGATAGTTCAGCCAGCTTCAGAGAAGTATTTAATTTAACAGAGAGCGATGTAAAAAGATTTAATACGGATAAAAAGAAAAAGAAAAAGAAAAAACGTAAATGAAAATTGCAATAATTAACGATACTCATTTCGGCGCAAAAAACGATTCTCCTGTTCTATTAGAACACTTTATTCAGTTCTTTGAAAAGCAGTTTTTTCCATATTGCGTAAAACACAATATTGAAAATATAATTCATCTTGGAGATTTTTTTGATCGTCGTAAGTATGTTAATTTTAATACGCTGAATCAGGTCCGTACTAGAGTCATTGAGCCTATGGAAAAGATGGGCATGTCAATGAAGATTATCATTGGCAATCATGACACCTATTTCAGGAATACGAATAAGACAAATTCTCCCCAAGAACTTCTTGAAAAATATTTTCATATTGAAGTTGTGAATGAGCCAAAGGAACTTGTTTATCCAGATGTTTCTATCGGTGCTGTTCCTTGGATGTGCGAAGATAACATGGATGCCTGTGTTGAATTTATAAAGAACACAAAGGCGCATATTCTGTTAGGCCACTTTGAGATCGTTGGATTTGAAGTCCTTCGTGGAGTGTATCACGATACGGGTCTTCAGAGAGAAATGTTCAATAAGTTTGAAACTGTTATGTCTGGACATTTTCACTTGAAATCAAGACATAAGAACATTGAATATCTTGGCACTCAGTATCAAATGGGATTCACTGATGTCAACGAACGAAAAGGATTTCATGTCTTTGATACCAAGACTAGAGATCTAGAATTTATCCAGAACACAGAAGAGCTGTTTCACAGAATCGTTTATGATGATTCTCTTCCAGAAGATCTTGAGAAACTTGACTTTCCTAGTTTCAAGGATAAGTATGTAAGACTGATTGTTCAGAGAAGAAACAAGCCAGTCTTTTACGAAAAGTTCATGACAAAGCTAAACGAAGCCAAGCCATACGATGTAACTGTGGTGGATGAAGAAATTGAAATGAATTATTCGTCTATTGATATTGATATGAATATGGATACAATAACGATGATCTGCAAAGAGATAGATGATCTATCTGAGATCACGAACAAGGACGATATCAAGAACATCATTAAAGATCTTTATCAAGAATCCCTTACCATAGATGATTAACTTCAAAAAGATTAAATTCAAGAATTTCGGCTCATTCGGAAACACTTTTTCTGAGATTGATTTTCAGAAGAGTCAGACTACACTTGTCAGCGGATCAAACGGAAATGGTAAGTCGTTTGCGTTTCTTGATGCAATTACATTTGCCCTTTTCGGCAATCCTTTTAGAAACATTAACATACCGCAACTTGTAAATAGCGTAAACAAAGGCAAGTGCCTTGTTGAACTAGAGTTCGAAATCAACAAGACGGAATACATGATTCGGCGCGGTCTTGCCCCGAAGGTCTTTGAGATCTATAAGAACGGGGAGATGATAGAGCAAGCAGCCAAGACCAAAGATTACCAAGACATGCTTGAGAATCAGATACTCAAGATGAATAGAAAGACTTTCATGCAAGTCATCATTCTTGGTAAATCTTCATTCGTTCCTTTCATGGAATTGCCCCCGGCTGATCGCCGCCAGGTCATCGAAACAATCCTAGATATTGATGTCTTCTCGTCAATGAACTTGATCCTAAAGGGCAAGCTTTCACAGATAAGGGAAAGCATTAAGATTAATAAGCTTGACCAAAGAGTTATAGACGAAAAGATAAAACTGTATGAAACTAATCTCAAAAATTTACAGTCCAATATGGAGAAGAGCCTTGAAGTGTTGGATAATAAAATCAAAGAGGCGGCTGAAGAGATTGATGGATCTAAAAGAAAGATTAAACTTTTAAATAAAGAGATCCTTCAGGAAGGCAAAAAGCTAGAACAATTTAAGATTACAGACGAAGATTTGGCTCTCTTAAGAGAAAAGAAAGCCGATCTTACTGTTAGTATTAATACCATAAATGAAGAACTGGAATTCTTTAATAACAATGAGACTTGCCCAACTTGTAAGCAAGCCATTGAAGAATCCCATAAATGTTCTATTGTTTCGGCTAAGAAGAATAAGCTAGTCAAACTAGGAACCAATACCGAAGAGA